TGACGTTAGTTCCGTTTGCTTCTAATTCAGCAAGACGTGCTGCCAGGATAGGGTAATCCAAACTGGGAGCACTGGTGGTTTGTTTTACAAAATCAATGTAGTTACTCATAGTTCTAAATCAAGGGGTTGTAATTCGCTTTCGGGTAAGATTTGTTGCATCGGCAGTTCCAAGTCAGGAGCAACCCTTATATACGGAACGTCCACAGTTTCTGGTGGTTCTGGTAATAGAATCTTAGAGTATACAGCATCTGGATGCATCTCCAACAAACGTTCCACATCTTTGATTGTGCCACAATGGACTTTCTCAAGTCCATTGGGATGATCCTTAAATTTAAGTTCATAATAATGTGGACACTCTTTCACTGCAAGTCTTTTTTCTTGCAGGTCTTTAGTTGTAAGACCCATATCAGAACTTGAATCCGTCGAATGCTTTCTTTGGTTTTTCTTCGTACTCATACTCTTCGTCTTTTTTGTTATCTAGTAAGTCGTCTTGTGCTGACTGTTCACAATCGTACAGTCTCATCTTTGCGCGATCTACACCAACAACAAAACGTTTGAAGATCGTAGGATCATTATACCTGTTTTTAAGTTGTTTTACAAGTATCTGTCCCAACTCCTCAAGCTCGTCAGTTTTAATAAGGGCAAACATAAGATCAGCAGTAGCAGGGAGACCAAAGGACTCACTAGTATCAGTAAGTTCAACATCACTGCTACCATAACCAGAGCGAGTGGTCTGCGTGGCAGAAACGATAGGGACGTTTGCTTCAACAGCCAACCCTCGAAGTTCTTCAGCAATCGCTTTGATATAGCTATATGAATTGACATTGTTGTTTGTGCGATACCGTGAGGAAGCACATATATTAAGGTAATCAATGAAAACAATATCAGGTCTAAATGACTTCTTAAGTGCAAGTTCATTAAGAAGTGACGTGAAGTGTCCACTGTGTGCCGATGCCGTGGGATATTCTTTGATGATCAAAGACCCCTGTGTCTTCTGGGCAAGGTTGGTTACCTTTGATTCAAACATTTGCTTAGGAAGATCAGCGATGTCTTGGATGTTTACATTCAGAAGATTTGCGTCAATACGTTCCGCAATCTTCTCTTCAGCCATCTCCATCGTGATATACAAAACGTTTTTACCCGACAGTAAAACGGAAGAAGCCATATGACACATAAACAAAGACTTACCGACACCAGTGCCAGCAAGAGCAATGTTAAGTGTTTTATTCGGAAGACCACCCTTTGTGATCTTGTTAAAGAATTCAAGATCGAATGGAATCCTAGACTCCCGTCTATTGTATAGTTCATAGCGTTCTTCGTAGTCCAGCAGGTAATCGTGTCCTACATGATTGTCAAAACTTACAGCAAGTGCGTCAGATAGAATAGAGGGAATAGCATCAGGTGTCTTCTGCGAATCGTTACCGTCAGCAATGCCGATAGATTGTAATAGTGCCAGGTATATAGCACGATCTCGACACCACTTTTCTGTGGTGTTCAGCAACCATCCAAATTCTGCAGGTTCATTATCCAGGTAACTGATAACCTTTGAAATCTCCTTGTATGTTTGTTCGTTAATATCCTTACGTTTCTCAACCTCAATATTCAAGACTTCCTTACTAGGAATCTCGTTGTATTCGGTTACGAAAGAATGAATCTCTTCATACACAATTCTTTGATTGGGATCTTCAAAGTATTCTGCTTTCACAAAGGGAATAACCTTTCTCCAGTATTCTTCATTGTGAAGAAGGTTTCTCAAAACTAGAAATTCAATCTTATCCATTATGAGTATTCCAAAGGCAATAGGTGGACATAATATATTTTTCTCCTTTGATTACAGGAGTTCCTTCGTGTGGAAATAACCAGAAGGGAGGGAATACTACCACAGATCCTTTCTTTGGTCTAACGTAGCATTCAGGATAGAAGACTGTATCACCACCTTCATAGTCATCATTCAGGTAGTAAATCATAGCGACGAATCTTCTACATGTATCCAAACACCCTACATCAGCATGTCTTTTGTACACATCATTAGATCCACCAACATACTTTTTAATGTTGGCACCTTCAAAGTGAAAATCATTCGTATTAAAGTACAAACCGTATTCACCAAGATAATCTTGGTATTCTCTAGCAACGACATTAGATCGTTCAAGAATTTTCTTTTCTGCTTGTGGATGATTGTCAAGAAAAAGATTGGTCCAGTTTGGATATCCATTCCTTTCTAATCTTTCCTTCTTATCGCTTTCTTCAAATAGTTTTATGTATTCATCACAGATGTAGTCTGGAACTACATTGTCAATTTTAAGAACGAAATCTAATACATTCATGAACCGTAACTAAACTCCTCCTTTGCGATTTGATCAAGTTTCTCCATCACTTCTGGAGTGAAGTATGATTCTGGGTCTTTCAGAATTGCCTTAGCATAGACCTTCTTACCATCCATCTCATAACGTCCGGCGACATTCTTCCAGAGTCCACCGATCTCTCCGAGTTCAAGCAGACCATAGTAACGATCAAGACCACGCTCGTCGTAATAAAGACGCACCGTAACATCTTTGTTTTCCTTACTCAGACGCGACTTAGCAGTCTTTGCCTTGATAAGGTTTCCAACGATTTCTGTTCCATCTTTTTCTTTCTTCTTGCTGAGATAGATGATTGTAGAAGCAGCATA